TGGAACGGGTGTCAAAGCATCAGATTGTATTTGGCTGCAATTACTTCGACTGGCACTTCCCGCCGGGGAGGATTGTCTGGGATAAATGCAATGATACCAGCTTCTTTTCTAACTGCGAAATCGCTTCCTGCAGCCTGCATGATTCGGTCAAAATTTTTCGGTATATGTGGTGCGGGATGATGCAGGGGAAAAGCGTATCTGAGGGGAGGGTTGCTCAGGGAAATAAAAAGCTAAACGAGAAGCGCATCCACCCAACCCAGAAACCAGTCAATCTTTATCGTTGGCTAACCCAGAAATACATACAGCCAGGGTGGAATGTGCTGGATACGCATGTGGGGAGTGCCAGCAGCCTGATTGCCTTCGAGGAGTCAGGGGTACGTTATGTGGGATTTGAGAAGGATCCAGGAATGTATCAAAAGTCCAGGAAGAGGCTGGATGATTTTAGGATGCAGTTGACGCTGAGAGATTTTGGAATTTAGGAGGTGAATCCGGATGAAGAACGCAGAAGGCTATCCTGACCCGACAGCAGGGAAGGCGATCCATAGGGCAGACAAGCAGCCGGACAATGTGGAATTGGTAATTCGGCTGATGAAGGCTGCTGCCAGAGAGTGCAATGTGGAAATTATTGGACGGATAGCAATTAGAGATGAAACTGGAAGAGTTTGGAGGTGATGCCGTTGGATAAGCAGATTTTAGAGCAGTACATAGATGCGTGCGAGCTGATTAAGGACACTAAGGATGAGATTCGGAAGCTGAGGAAGCACCGCAGCCAGATGCAGAAGGACAGCGTTAAGGGCTCTGCACATGAGTTCCCTTACACCTTACAGACCTATCATCTGGAGGGGCTTGGGTATGCAGCCGTTAAGGACCCGGATGAGTTGGAACGTATGGAGGAATTGCTGGCGGAACGGATCCGGAACGCAGAGAAGATCAAGCGCCAGGTGGAAGCATGGCTCAATACAGTTTCGCCCAGGATGCAGCGGATTATCCGGTATAGGGTGTTTGAGGATATGACTTGGGCGCAGGTGGCTGTGAAGATGGGGCGGAAGGCTACAGCGGATAGTGTAAGGATGGAGTTTGAAAGATTTATGTTAGCGGCATAAAGTTTGTTCGATTTGTTCACACTGTTCGGTTTTGAAATGTTATAGTGTATCATGAAGCCAAAGGCATACAGCCGACGGCTTACACTTAAATCGACGGTCGCCAGGGCGCTACAGTCGGGTGGCCGGTTCGTCTGGCTCTGGTTCCATCCCAGGGCTGGACGCCCCCTTCTCCTATATGGATCCTTAGCTCAGTCGGTAGAGCAGCTGGCTTGCAAACCACATCGTCCCAGGTTCGATTCCTGGAGGGTCCGTTGGTTTTTCTTTTGCATGATTTTCCTTCTCTGGAAAGGCTCCTGCTTCGGCGGGGGCTTTTCTTTTTGTCAACATATTGTGGATAACGTGGTGATAAGTACAAGATATTGAAATGGAGGTGAGCCTGATGGCAAAGAAGACGGTCGGAAGGCCGCCCAAGTATGAGAGCAAAGAACAGATTGAAAGCCTGATTGAGCAGTATTTTAAAGATTGTGAAGGTGAAATACTGAAAGACACGGAAGGAAACCCAATTTTAAATAAATGGGGGAATCCGGTTATCATCAATCAGAGGCCGCCCACAGTCACGGGCTTGGCGCTTGCGCTGGGGTTTGCGAGCAGACAGGCACTGTTAAACTACCAAGGCAAAAAAGAATTTAATGACACGATAACGCGTGCAAAGACTAGAGTGGAGCAGTACGCAGAAGAGCGTCTATTTGACCGTGACGGATCTAATGGGGCAAAGTTCAGTCTGAGCAATAATTTTTCTGGATGGGGAGAGAAGCCTCCTTCTGATCTCGATGAGGAGGAACAGCGCGCCCGCATCGCTCAGATCAAAGCCCAGACGGATAAGCTGAAAGGCACTGATAATGATGCAGAGCTGAGCCGCCTGGATGAGGTCCTGGGTGAGATCAAAGGAGTTGTGTGATATGCCATTTTCTGATAAGCAGCAGGAATTTTTTCAGAACGCAAGCCACCGATGGAATATCAAGGTGGGGGCTACACGTTCAGGAAAGACCTATATGGACTATTATGTAATCCCTAAGAGAATCCGCGCCAGAGTTGGAAAAGAGGGCTTGGTGGCAATCCTGGGTGTTTCTAAGGGCACGATCCAGCGAAACATCGTCGAGCCCTTACAGCGTATCTGGGGCACAAACCTTGTGGGGGATATCAACTCTCAAAACATCTGCCCCATGTTTGGTGAGGATGTTTACTGCCTGGGTGCTGAGAAGGTCAGTCAGGTATCCAAGATCCGTGGATCTTCGCTGAAATACTGCTATGGTGATGAGGTAGTGGACTGGAATCAGGATGTATTCAATATGCTAAAATCCCGTCTGGATAAGCCGTATTCCTGTTTTGACGGGGCTTGTAATCCGGATGCTCCGCAGCACTGGTTTAAGCAGTTTCTGGATTCGAATGCAGATATTTACTGTCAGAAGTATGAGATATTCGATAATCCGTTTTTAAGCCCTGTATTTGTGGATGAGCTTTGCAAGGAGTACAAAGGGACAGTCCTGTATGACCGGTATATCCGGGGCCTGTGGGTAGCGGCGGAAGGCTCCGTGTATAAGTTGATGTGCGATGCAATATCCAGTGGAGGAGATAATCCGTTTGCAATCCAAGAGAAACCCAAGAGTATCATGCAGATCAACATTGGTGTGGACTTTGGTGGATCCGGCTCCGGCCATGCGTTTGTTGCTACGGCCTATTCCAGGGCATACCACAGCATTATTGCCCTTGCCAGCGAGCGGCATATGAGCAAAAACGGAAGCATTGATCCAGATAAGCTGGGGGATCTGTTTGTGGACTTCTGCCTGAAGATTATAAACCTGTACGGATTTATCACGGCTGTTTACTGCGACAGTGCAGAGCAGACGCTGATTGCAGGCTTAAGGACGGCGGTCAGGAAGTCGGGTTTTGGCTGGATCCGGATCGAGAACGCGCTTAAGACAACGATCAATGACCGGATACGATTCACGCAGCGGATGCTCAGCCAGCACCGCTTTTTTTACATACAGGACCAGTGCAAGACATTGGAGGATGCTCTTACTACAGCTCTCTGGGACGAAAAGAAGAGCCTTGTGGAAGATGTGCGGCTGGATGATGGTACCAGTGACATAGATACGCTGGATGCGTTTGAATATACGTTTGAGCGGGATATCAGCCGGTTTATCCGGTACGAATAGAGGTGATGAGAATGAAGTTTTCAAAGATGCTGACGGCAGTCACGGAGATATTGAATCAGGATTCCAATACGCAGGTGGATGTGTGCCTGACCTCACAGATGGCCTCTGCGATTGAGCTATGGACAGCCATGTACGAGAATCATGCTCCATGGGTAGACCGGAAAAAAGTAAAAAGTGCACAGATCCCGGCAGCCATCGCCTCAGAGATTGCCAGGCTGGTGACACTGGAAATGCAGTCTGAGATTACCGGCGGGGAAGCTGCTGCATATCTGAACCAGGAGTACCAGAGGAACGTTCTGTCTGACCTGCGGCGCTATGTGGAGTATGGGTGTGCAAAAGGCGGCCTGATCCTTAAGCCATATATGACTAAGACAAGGCTTGCAGTCCAGTATGTGCAGGCAGACGGCTTTTTCCCTCTGTCCTTTGATGATTCAGGCCGGATCCTGCAATGTGTATTTACAGAGCAGTTCCGGAAAGGGAAAAAGATATATACCCGGTTGGAAGTACACACGCTACAGAATGATATGATCCATATCACAAACAGGGCTTTCGTGGCAACCAATGATTACAGCCTGGGGACAGAAATAGAGGTCAGCAGTGTTGATCGATGGTCTGAGCTGGTGCCGGAGCTTTCGCTTGCAGGATCAGACCGGCTCCTGTTTGGGTATTTCAAGGTCCCTATGGCAAATGCGGAGGACACAGACAGCCCGTTGGGGGTATCGGTATATTCCAGGGCAGACGAGCTGATAGCAGAAGCAGATCAGCGGTATTCAAACATCTGCTGGGAGTATGAGGGCACGCAGCTTGCAGTACATATCGCGGAGAGCCTGTTAAAATACAATACAGACCAGAATAAGTTTGAATATCCAGGAGGCAAAGAGAGGCTATACCGCAGAGTAAGTTATGCGACTGGTGCAACGGATAAGCCGTTTATTGATGTATTCTCTCCGGCAATCCGGGACACAGCCTTGTTTAATGGATTCAACGCCCAGCTGAGGTTGATCGAGTTTTCCTGCAATCTGGCCTACGGTACCCTGTCAGATCCCCAGAACGTGGACAAGACGGCTACGGAAATCAAAGTCAGCAAACAGAGATCATACACATTTGTTTCGGATACGCAGATGGCCTTACAGAGGGCGTTGGAAGATCTGGTATACGCCATGAACTTCTGGGCTGCGCTGTATGGCCTGATTCCACCGGGAAATGATTATCAGGTATCCTTTGTATGGGATGACAGCATCATTGTGGATGCAGAAGAAGAACGCCAGACCGACCGGCAGGATGTGGCTATGGGCGTAATGCCTCTGGCTGAGTACCGCAGTAAGTGGTACGGCGAGACATTGGAGGAGGCTGCTAAAAATCTGCCGGAGCCTGCATTGGTAGAGGAGTGATACCATGACACCCGAAGAACTGGAGAAGCTGCCAAAGCCATTAGAGCGCACCATGACAGCGCTGGAGCTGTCTGTTATGTCTGAAATCATACAGCGTATAAATGAGGTATCCCAGATTACTCCGGTGATTGACTGGCTGCTGATCCGGATGGATGCTGTTGGCAAGAGCCGGAAAGGGATCAAGCGCCTGCTTCAGGAGGGGATTGAATCAGCAGGGCTTGATATCGACCAGATCTACGATCAGGCTGCACAGTCTGATTATATCCGCAACAAGGCTATTTATGAGGCCGCAGGCCGGGACTATCTGCCTTATGAAGAAAACCAATGGCTCCAGCAAGTTGTGGAAGCGGTCAGGGAACAGACCAGGGACAGCCTGAGGCCGATGGAAAACATCACCCAGACAACCGGGTTCAATGTGCAGATGGGAGGACGAAAGGTATTCACGCCGCTGTCGGAGTATCTGGAGCGCAGCCTGGACAAAGCCATGCTGGGGATCACTACCGGTACAAGGACGTACAGTCAGGCCATAGGGGAAGTCATTGACGAGATGACAGCCAGCGGCATCCGGACCGTGGATTATGCGTCTGGAAAATCCGACCGGATTGAGGTGGCTGCAAGGCGTGCGGTGATGACGGGCGTAGCCCAAATGGTTGATAAGGTGAATGAGAAGAACGCCAAGGAGTTGGGGACAGATTACTGGGAAGTAGACTGGCACATGGGGGCCAGAAACACAGGGGCTGGGTACCTGAACCATCAGAGCTGGCAGGGGAAGGTTTACTCCTCTGAGGAGATGCGGACAGTCTGCGGATTGGGGGAGATGCTGGGATTTGCCGGTATTAACTGCTACCATATCCGTTTTCCCTTCCTTCCAGGTATCAGCAAACGGAGGTATACAGATGAGTGGCTGGAAGAACAGAACCGGAAAGAAAATGAAAAAAAGCTGTTTAATGGGCGTGAATACGATACATATGGAGCCTTACAGTATCAACGGCGCTTGGAGCGCACGATCCGGAAACAGAAGCAGGATGTTAAGCTTTTAGAGGAGGCTAAGGCTGATCAGGATGATATTACAGCGGCTAAGAGCAGGCTGAGGCTGACGAACAAGACCTATGTAGAGTTTTCTAAGGAAATGGGGCTCAGGCAGCAGCGGGAACGGCTGAGGATCGCAAAAAATATATCCGGGAGAGAAAAGACTTTTATTCGTACAGAAACAGAAAGTGCGAATATTGAGAATCTTCGTAAGGGCAGCAATGTTGTTGACTTAAAGAAGATTGAAACGGATCTGTTCAGAAGTAAATTTACACAACTTACTGGAAATTCAGCAGTAAATGATTCTTTAAGGAAATATGCAAGAGCCATGCTTGTCCATAGAAACGGAAGTGACGGAGAAGATCTGTATATTATCAGTGCGAAGAGCGGAAAAAGGCTTTTTTCTAAAACAAGCGGATCTAATGACCTGGGAGTGGAATTATCCAAAGAAGAGATCGAGAAGATTCGGAGTTATGCTAAAACAGAGGGGATTATAGGGATGCACAATCACCCAACAAATTTATATCCTACAGGAGGAGATTTTGTATCTGCTGGAGCAAGAGGATATGCATTTGGAGTAGTAGTCACCCATGATGGAAGAGTGTTCCAGTATAAAGCCGGAGATAAACCATTTCGCAGTGAATATTTTAATAAGACCGTTGACAAATATGTTTCCAAGCCATACACTTATGGCATAGAAGATGCACAGCTGATTGCATTAAAAGAATTTGAAAAGGAGTTTGGAATTGAATGGAAGGAGTTAAAATAAGGGGTAAGGATGCCATAGTCCATGAAGAAATGACAGAAGAGGAAAGAAATGCAGAATTAGAACGATTGAAAAAGGAAAGTGAAGATTTAACCGAATGGGAAGAAGAGTAGATACCACCAGTCAGTAATGGCCGGTGGTTTTTTATACCCATTTTTAGCGTTGTGACGTCGCAACAGGAAGGAATACACAATGAGTAGATTTCTAAACTGGCTGAAACGGTTCTTTTGCAGGGCGAATCCTGAATGTGAGCACCTGTATAAAAAGCACTGGTGCCGTCGCCATGGCCCTTATGGCGGGTATGTGAGGTGGTGTGTCAAGTGCGGAAAAATTAGTCATAGCAAGTCATAGAATTAGTCATAGACACGCAGGCGGTGCCTGGGTGTTATTTTTACGCCTTTTTCGGTCAGATGATGAGACCTAAAACAGTCATTCGTTTGGTGGACGGTTACACACCTATAAATAACCTAATGGCGAATCAATACAAAGAAAGGATGCAGGAAATGAAAACAGAAGATTTACAGGCAAAGGGTCTGACACAGGAGCAGATTGATTATGTAATGGCCGAATATGGTAAGGAGCTTAACGGGATTAAGCAGGACCGGGATAACTACAAGACCCAGCTTGCAGCGGCGCAGACTACGCTTAAAAGTTTTGAGGGCGTAAATGTCCAGGAGCTTCAGGGCAAGATCACACAGCTGACTGCTGATCTGGCAAACAAGGAAACAGAGTATCAGAAGCAGATTGCCGACAGGGATTTTAATGACCTGTTAAAGGCAACGGCAGAGGGCTATAAGCCAAGGAATCTGAAAGCCGTCATGCCATTCCTGGACGTTGAAAAGCTGAAAGGCAGCAAGAACCAGGAAGCAGACATCAAGGCCGCCCTGGATGCGGTGAAGAAGGACAATGCATATCTGTTTCAGGATGTCAGTATTCCCAGGGTGGTGTCTTCTACGCCTGGCCCGGGCGGTGCAGCGACGGAGGACACAAAAGCCAGAGCCAATGCAGCATTAAGAAACATTTTAGGAAGAGAATAAGGAGGTAAACAATATGGCAGTACATATTACAAGCAGGGCCGATGCAGAGGCCATTATCCGTGAGCAGGTGGTATCCACTATTTTTCAGGACGCTCCCAAACAGTCAGTATTTATGTCTTTGGCGCGCAAGCTGCCGAATATGACAAGCAACCAGACCCGCATCCGCGTACTGGATTTCCTGCCAACTGCTTACTGGGTAAACGGTGATACCGGTATGAAGCAGACCAGCAAGCAGGCATGGGATAATGTGTATATCAATGCGGCAGAGCTGGCAGTCATCATTCCGATTCCGGAGGCGGTACTGGATGATGCAGAGTTTGACATTTTCGGAGAGATCACTCCGAGGGTGAATGAGGCGATCGGCCAGAAGGTGGACAGTGCCATTATCTTTGGCGTGAACCGTCCGGCAGAGTGGCAGAACGATATTGTTACTCTGGCACGTCAGGCAGGTAATAACGTAGCACCTAGCGGCAGCCCTGATTATTATGATCTGATTCTTGGAGAAGGCGGTGTTATTTCCAAGGTAGAGGAAGATGGTTATATGTCCACAGGTGCTCTGGCATCCATGGGAATGAGGGCAAAACTGAGAGGGATTAAGGCTACGGATGGAACCCCGATCTTTAAGTCAGATATGCAGGGATCCACAAACTATGCACTGGATGGTGCGCCTATGTATTTCCCGCAGAACGGTGCATTTGACAATACGATCGCTCAGCTGATTATTGGTGATTTCAAACAGGCTGTATACGCGATCCGTCAGGATATCACTGTAAAAATCCTGGATCAGGGTGTTATTCAGGATCCTGCTACAAAAGAAATCGCTTACAACCTGGCTCAGCAGGACATGGTGGCGCTGCGTGTCGTATTTCGTATGGGATGGGCGCTCCCGAACCCTGCAACCAGGATGGATGAGGATCGTGTGGGCTGTCCGTTTGCTTATCTGGAGCCAGCGACGGCAATGACCACCCAGAAGGTTACATTTACAGTCAAGGACAACAACAGTGAGCCGAAAGCGGTTGAAGGTGCCATTGTAGACGTCAATGGTTCCAGACTGAAAACCAATGCTTCCGGCGTGGCAGAGTTCCATCTGCGTCCGGGCACCTATCCGGCAAAGATCAAGAAGAGTGGGTATGGCACTGTGACAGAAACAGTGACCGTGGACAAGTCCGCAGTACCTAAAGCAGTTACCCTGATCCCGAATGCGTAGAAAGGAGCTGGGCGCTGATGAGTTATGCAGATGAAGGATTCTATACAGACCGATATTTGTTAGGCCGTAAGCCGGTCATCAGCGCCGGCTTTGACTTCTATTCCCGTCAGGCCAGCCAGGTGATTGACAGCTATACGTTCGGACGTTTAAAGCAGACGGCGAAGATTCCGGAGGCGGTGCGCCTGTGCTGCTGTGAGCTGGCAGAGGCTGAGCTTTCCAGAGAAAAGCAGAAGAGGGATTCTGGTGGGAAAACGTCCGAGAAAATTGGAACCTATTCCGTCAGCTTTGCCTCTTCGGGAGAGCGCGATTCTGCATATGCCAGGGAACAGGAGGCCATCGTGATGAAATGGCTTGGAGGTACCGGCCTGTGTTATCAGGGGGTGTGAGATGTATACCAATGCAGATGTGACATTATACCTGTACAGCAAAGAGGGCAGGGACGTACGATATACCCGTGTCCCCATTGAGGGAGTGTACTGGGAGGATGTGCAGCAGTCCACATTTCTGAAGACAGGGCAGAAGGATGCGGCTTCTGTCCTGCTGGTAATCCCGTATGAGAGCCTGAATCGTCCGTTGCGTATCACCAGAGGAAAAGATCTGGCTGTCAAAGGGATTATTACGGATGAAATCGACAGCAGCACGCAGGAAGCCTTGTCGAAGTCATTGGCAGCCTTAAAGGCGTCCCATGATTATGTGACCGTTACCACAGCAGATGAACGGCTGTATGGCAGTGAATCCGTGTGGCATTATGAGCTGTCCTGCAAGTAAGGTGGCATTATGGAGGTTGAATTTGAAATGAAGTCCACCGAGGCTCTTCTGAGAGCCCGTGGCTTGCAGAAAAATGGGCCGGTACAAAAGCTGGTAGACAGTGAGTGCATGAGGTACATGTCCTCATATATGCCACGCAGACAGGCGGGAGAGCTGGAACACATGATGGCTATGGCGACTGTGGTCGGATCCGGGCAGATCGACATTCCTGGGCCTTACGCTCATTACCTCTATGAGGGCATTGTGTATGAAGATCCTGAATTAAAATGTGCTGGTTGGATATCCAATACTCCAGGGCCATATTTTGGTCAGTGGTATTCCCGGAAGGGTGTAATCAAGGTTCGCACAAACCGGGAATTGACATACACTGGGGCTCCCATGCGTGGCAAGAAGTGGTTTGAGAGGATGAAGGCAGACCACAAGGATGATATCCTCCGGGCGGCGCAGGCTCTGGCAGATAGGAGGGGAAGTTCATGACCATCATAGACTATATGCGTCAGACATTGACGGAGTATCCAAAGATTTCTGAGTTTCTGGCCGGAGATGAGATCCATATTGATTTTACGGAGCCAGACCCGGTCAATTACGGCCTGACCAGTAACGGGGACAGCCTGGTAAAGGAGGATGTGCTGGGAAACCAGATCCGGCAGCATAATTTTGTTATGTATGCGGTTGGTCAGTCCTTTACAGATTATAACCGGCTAGCAAACAGCAACTTCCTTCTGGAGCTGTCACTCTGGCTGGAGAGGCTGCCTCCCGGGGATGAGCTTACATTTCAGGCCGGAGAACAGGAACTAAAGGGAACTTTTTTAAAGGCAACCACAGCCAATGCAATGAGCATGGGGCTGATGGGGGACACCGTTGACAGTGGCGTAATGTATCAGCTGCAGATCTACGCCCAGTACAAAATAGAAAGCGAGGAATTTTAAATGCCAGAAGCAGTAACAGGGAAAATCAAACGTAAATTCATGGCGCACTATATTGATTCGGTAGCTCCGGGAGCAGGATCAGAGGCGGCAAAATATGTCCGCTTAGGCAAGGATCTGGAAGAGTTCAATGTGGAAATGAACGCCAATGTGGAAACTAAAAACAATATTTTAGGTGAAACTTCTGTAAATCTGGACAGCTATCAGCCTCAGGCATCTGCTGAACCGTATTATGCAGAGATTGGCGATCCTCTGTTTGAACGGTTGCAGGCAATCATTGATAAGCGCCAGACTTTGGATGATCTGAAGACTTCCGTGGTGGAAGTGCATCTTTGGGACGAGGATGAGTCAAAGACTGGCTCCTATGTGGCATATAAAGAAGATGCCATTATTGAGGTTTCCAGCTATGGCGGTGATACAACCGGATACCAGATCCCGTTTAATGTACACCATACCGGCAACAGGGTGAAGGGCTTGTTTACGTTGGCTACTAAGGCGTTTGTAGAAGATGGGAAAGAATGAAGAGGGGTCCGAATGAGAAGTCTTAATTTTAATGATGGTTATGAGAGTTTCATGGTTAATGATGATCCAAGCCGGGTAATACGGTTTAATCCGGCTGATCCGGAGATTATTAACCGTGTTCTGAGCGTTCAGAATGAATTTAGCGCTTACCAGATCCCGGAAGGGATTGAGCTGAATCCGGACGGAAGCCCTAAAACGGATTTGGAAAAGAACGGGGCATATGTGGCTGAATTTACGGTTGCCATGCGTAAGGCCTTTAATGGCATTTTTAATGCGGATGTGTATGACACGATTTTTGCAGGCCAGTCCCCGTTATGCATTATCGGTCAGAATTATCTTTTTGAAGAGGTTTTAAATGGATTGCTGGAACTGATGCAGCCGGCTGTAAAAGCCTATAACGAAAAGAACCGAGAGAAGATGAACCAGTATTTAAAGGACGTGGAAGCCGATGAAGTTCCTGCCGGACAGCCTTGAAGTGGGCGGAGTTACATATCCGATTGAAACAGATTACCGTAATATCCTGATTTTTCTGTCTGCCTGTACAGATCCGGATCTGACAGCCGCCCAAAAGCTTGAAATATTGCTAAGAAGGCTGTACAGGAAGGGATACAGCCAGATTCCTCAAGAACATATAGGGGAAGCTATCTTGCAGGCGAAATGGTTTGTGGACTGCGGCAGGGAAGATGATGACAAAAGACCCGCTAAAAAGATGATGGACTGGGAGCAGGATGAAGCGATCCTGTTCCCTGCGGTCAATAAAGTAGCCGGTATAGAAACACGAGCTGTCCCCTATCTTCACTGGTGGACATTTGCCGGGTATTTCATGGAGATTGAGGAGGGAACGTTTTCTACAGTTCTGGGAATCCGCCAGAAAAAGGCCAAGGGGAAGCGGTTGGAAAAATGGGAAGAGGAATTTTACAGAAATAACAAAAAGCTGTGTGATCTGAAGAACCGGTATACGGAAGAAGAACAGAAAGAGATTGATTATTGGAATAAGCTATTGGGTTAGGCACCGGAAGGTGTCTTATTTTATGCCCGGAAATGAGGTGAGAGCATGGCAGCAGATGGAAGCCTGCGGTTTGATACAGGAATCAATACAGAGGGATTCAAAGATGGTATTTCAGTATTAAGTAAAGCGATGGACAGGCTGACAAAAGCAGTGGATCAATTATCTTCTAATATTATAACCCGTTTTGGGGCCACAGAGCATTCTATGCAGAAAGTGGCTGAAGGAGCGGAGAAAGCATCAGAAGAAATTGAGTCTATTGGCAGTTCCGCTGATCGGTCGACAGAAAGAGTAAAAAGCTTGCAAGAACAGATGGATGCAATCAGCGTGCATACAATGCAGGACTCTGCTGCTGATGTGGCAACCGCAGCCCCAGTATCTGTTCCAGTAGCGGCATCCGATATGGGATATAATCCAGAAGCAATGTCAGCAGTGTTTGGAAAAGCAGCAGAAGATATACGCAGTTGGTCGGATGCAATTAACATGTACGGTCAGCAGGCGGGATTTGCATTGAACGATCTGGAGCGGGATGCAGCAGAGGCAGGGCAGGCAATATCAAGCGGAGCCGATCAGGCAGAGAATACGGTGCAGAGGTATGTGGGTTTTAAGGATTCTGTAATCGGGGCCTTTAAAAATATGCCAAGAGCGTTTGCTCTTATTCCAAAAGCATTATCGTTAGAAATTTCCAAGATACCAGGGATTGTAAAGAGTGGTTTTTCCAAAGCGTCAGGAGTCATATCAGGATTCGGAAAAGCACTTGGAAAAGGGCTTGCGGGAAAAGCAAAATCGGCTGTGGCAAGTTTAAAAGCACTGTCCAAGCCTGCCAATAAGGCAGCAAAGAGCATTTTAAAATTATCTAATATGTTTAAGCTGATGCTCATTCGTATGGCAATGCGCGCGGTTGTTCAGGGCGTAAAAGAGGGAATGCAAAATCTAGTACAGTATTCAGGAGACGCCAATCAAGCCATGTCGGAATTGACATCAAGTATGACATACGCCAAAAACAGTTTTGCGGCTGCTTTTGCACCGATTTTGTCTTTTGTAGTGCCAGCAATTACAGTGCTTATCAATGCCCTGGCTACAGCGGTAGGATATGTAAATCAATTTTTCTCCGCTTTAGGCGGGAAAGGTACGTTTGTCCGAGCTAAAAAAGTAAATCAGGATTATGCAGCTAGCCTGAAAAAGACCGGAGGCGCAGCAAAGCAGGCAGGAAAGGACGCGAAAAAGGCACTGGCCCCGTTTGATGATCTGGTACAGATCCAAAGAGAAGGTGCGGATGGCTCCTCTGGTGGATCAGGTGGAGGTATAGATCCCTCACAGATGTTTGAAACCGTAGCAATCGATCAGGGAATCAGTGATTTTGCAAATAAGCTGAAAGAACTGTGGCAGGCCGGAGATTGGGAAGGTATTGGACAGCTTATCGGTCAGAAGATCAATAATTCAGTCCAGAAGTTTACGGACTATATAAGCTGGGACAATGTAGGCGCTAAGATCACTGCATTTGTGACCGCATTTACTACGCTGTTTAACAGCCTGGTCGCAAATATTGATTGGTATTTGATTGGTATCATGATGGGTACAGGGATCAATACGTTAGCAAATACCCTATATCTGCTTCTTACTCAGATTGACTGGCTTATGCTGGGATCAGCTCTAGCAACGGGGCTTAATGGTATGGTCGCTATGATTGACTGGAATTTATTCGGAGCCACTCTGGGAGCATTTTTCCAAGCAAAAATTTCGGGTCTGTATGGTTTTGTGGATACTGCTGACTGGCCATTGATTGGACAGGCTATTGGAAATGGGCTTAATGGAACCATATCACAAATTGACTGGGGAATGCTTGGGCTGTTATTTGCTACAGGATTAAGTGGATTATTTGCTATTGCCGGAAATTTTGCTCAGACGTTTGACTGGACAGGATTCGGTAGCTCAATCGCCTTGAGCCTAAGTACGTTTTTCCAGACATTTGATTGGGCCGGATCTGGTACAGCCATCAGCGATATAATAATTGGAATTTTGGATGCGCTCCTTACTGTAATTATTCAAACAGATTGGTGGGCTTTTGGTGAAGGCATTGCAACTGCGATAGAACATATCGATTGGACAACAGTGGCTAACCGTTTTTTTGCAGTTATTGGGGCTGCGCTGGGCGGATTTGCTGCTTTCTTGGGTGGATTGCTTTCTGATGGCGTAGAAGGGGCTAAAAATTACTTCCAAGAGAAAATAGAGGAATGTGGAGGAAATGTGGTAGATGGCATCCTTATGGGAATTGTGGATGGAATGAAATCTATCGGTACATGGATAAAGAATAATATTTTCACTCCATTCATGAATGCATTTAAGGATGCATTCGGAATCCACAGCCCTTCTACCGTTATGGCTGAAATGGGCCAGTACCTCTGGGATGGCTTCTGTAATGGTATTAAAGAGTTTTTCTCAAATCCCGGAGCATTTATTAAGGCAAACATTACGGATCCATTTGTGAACGGCTTGAAGAGCCTTCTTGGAATCCATAGCCCGTCTACTGTTCTGGCAGGAATCGGCTCTTACACAGTGCAGGGATTTAACCAGGGCGTGACGAGCGAACAGACTGCTTCCCAGAATGTGGTACAGTCATGGGCTTCCGGCGTGGCAAACTGGTTTTCAGAAAAGTTTGGAATCGGAACAGGGGATTCTACGGAATCCAAGAAGTGGGCCAACAGCATTATGTCAGGATTTAACAATACCGTAAGGAAGAATTATACCCAGTCCCAGACAGTAATGGAAACATGGGCCGAAAACGTAAGGAAGTGGTTCGTGGGTGTTGATGAAAACCAGGGGGTAAATGAACTTTCCTGGACGAAATTCGCAAACCTTATTATCCAGGCATTTAAAACCAAAATAGAAGGCAGCCATTCTGAAACACAGGGGCCTGTAGAAAAGTGGGCCAGAAATGTCAGGGAATGGTTCTGGGGAGACGGTGATCCTCAGGGAACCGGAGGAATGTATGCAGCATTCTACGACATGGCAAAGCGGATCAATGAGGGCTTTGCAAATGGTATCAGTGATTTTGCATACATGGCAAAGGACGCGATCCGGAAGTGGGCGGCTGAGGCAATGGAAGAAGCTGAAGAAGAGTTTGATATCAATTCTCCCTCAAAAGAGTTTTACAGCATTGCTGAGTATGTGGTCCGTGGATTCAACGACGGAATCGCTGATATGGCAAGATCGTCCCGTAGTATTGTCCAGGACTGGCTGGATGGTGTTATGGATGTATTTGACGGCGTACAGATCCAGCTGCCCGTAGGGATTGATATTCCTAATGCGGTTTCGCATCTGCCTAAGATGGCAAGCGGAAGCATTGTACCGCCGCGGGCAGGTGATATGTCTGCATCTATGCGGGACAAATCCTACGAAGAGGAAGAGGTATTATCCAGTCTGATTGCAAAGCTTGATGCATTACTTAGCCGGATGCAGAGGGACGGCAGCCAGCCGATCCAGATTGTATTAAATCTGACTGGGAGTATGGCGGCACTGGCAAGAGCATTAAAGCCAGAGCTTGACCGTGAGGCGGCGCGTAGAGGCGTAAGCCTGGTAGTGATAGGAGGAACCTGATGGCGGACAGTGTATTTTTAATGGATGGCAGAGCGTATAACGTGGAAGTGGAGGCCGATTCCCTGGAACGTAGTTTTGCAGTGACAGATACCGATCAGTCAGGGCGCACCATGGACTATACTATGGAACGTGATGTGATCGGCACGTTTTATAATTACGCCATGAAGGTATACCCAAAAGATGGGGACGCAGCCTCCTATGATGCATTTTATGACGCTGTTTCGGATCCCAATGCGGATAGCCACGAAATGACGTTCCCATATGGACAGGAGACATTAACCTTTCGCGCATACGTTACACAGGGCAAAGACAAGCTCCGTATCCGGAACGGAAAGAACCTGTGGGGAATGGATGGCCTGTCATTGAATTTCACGGCAATGGAACCGCAGAGGAGGCGATAGGAAATGAAATGGGATATTAGGGTGGAGAGCAACGGGCAGCAGCCATATGCGTCAGTTGAGGATCTTGCAAATATGGAGCAGCAGCTCCCACCGTATGCTCTGTGTCTTCCAAGGTATGCAAAAATGGACAGCAACTATCCTAATGCTCCAGACCAGATAGAAAAGGGGCTGTATGGTTACATCAGTACAGCCCTTAGCGGCCAAGATGGAAGGTTTGAGAATCCTCCGGTAATCACGGTGACATTTGACCGCTTAAAGACAAGCAATGGCATACATCTGGTTTTTAACCGATTGAGTGGTGACTATGCATCCAGTATTCAGATCCGATGGAATAAGGACGGAGAGTTGGTGCATGAGCAGGATTTTGAGCCGGACGGGACAGAATATTTCTGTCGGACCAAAGTGCCGCTGTTCAATCAGATTGTAATTACATTCCTTAAAAGCAGCAGACCCTATCGTTATCTATGGCTGGCTGTTATTAAAAACCAAAGGATGACGGATGCAGGCGGCTTGAAAATCGTTTATGACGATATCGCTCTGGGAGCAACAGAGAATAATACCGCAGAGACACTGGACAAGGATTATTATGTAGATTTGCAGGATTTAAAAGAGGGAGTTGAGTTTCCGGATTATGCACTGTGCCTGCCGCGTTATGCAAAGATGGACGGAGGTTATTCCAACGCTCCGGATCAGCTGGAAGAGATGGGGTATGTAAGCGACAGTATATCTGGCCCTGAGGGTGCATTCATAGTACCGCCTGCAATCACATTTTCTTTCAGCCAGAATTATTCCAGCGTTGGGATTACGCTGAGATTTAATGATTATACAGAAGACCGGTGTAGCCGAATCAATATAAAATGGTATCGTGACGAAGAACTGTTAAAGGACCAGGATTATGAACCGGACAGTTATAATTATTTCTGTTACGGAGTAGTGGATTATTACAATAAAGTAGTTATTACGTTTTTGGAAACCAGCAAACCATATCGTAATGTGTTTTTAACTCATATTATATGGGGGCTGATCCGGGTATTTAAGGATGATGAAATAGAGGATATTAACTGCCTGATGGAACTCAATTCAATTTCAGAAGAGGTCAGTATAAATACAATGGATTATACGATCCGGAGTAAAACAGAGTATGCGTTTGAGTTCCAGAAAAAGCAGAAACAGACCCTGTATTTTGACGAGGCGATCCTGGGGATTTATTACCTTAAGGACGGAAAACAGATCGGGGAAAAACGGTACTCAGTGGAGACACAGGATGCGGTCGGGATTTTGGATAACAATCCGTTCATGGGTGGAATCTATGAAAATATGTTGGTGTCTGAGATTTTGGACAACATTATGGAAGGTGAAGGTATTGCATATTTTTTAGATGATGCCTATAAGGAGACCAGAATAAGCGGATATTTACCTGTTACCAGTAAACGCAGCGCTCTGCAGCAGCTTGCGTTTGCAGTTGGCGCTCTGGTAGATACAAGCTATGACCGCCAGCTGTATGTATATCCGGAGCAGACAGAGGTGACGGCAGAATTTACTGGACGGGATATCTTTTTGGGCCTTACTGTGGATCACAGTGAAATGGTGACGGGAATCCGGTTGTATGCACATAGCTATACGCCAAGTCAGGAGTCAGCAGAGCTGTATAAGGGAAGCTTAACAGGAGAAACTAAGCTGGAGTTTTCCGAACCGTATCATAGTCTGTCGATCACAGGCGGTACTATAGAAAAGCATGGGGCCAACTATGCGTATATCATTTCCAATGGCGGAGAGGTTGTCTTAACGGGGCTTAGATATAACCATAACACGATTACACTCTTGAAAGAGAATCCAAAGATCACCCAGAATAAAAATATTGCTGAGGTAAAAGAAGCAACTCTTGTCACCATGGAAAATGCGCAGGTAGTATTAAACAGGGTATATGATTACTACAGCAATAATGAGAGTGTCAGCTTCCGGGCGGTTATCAACGATCAGGAACTTGGGAATCGGGTTCGGGTAACAACGGGATTTAAAGGCACAATGGAAGGGATGATCCGGAAACTGGATATGAAATTTTCACGGAGAAAAATCACAGCGGAGGTGACAGTGGGATGAGTACAGTGCTGGATACACTGATTACAGACCGGACTAGTGCGGACCTTGCGGCAGATCTGGATAAGGTCTATGCAGATTATATCTGCCTTAACCGGGTGGAACAGGCCTGTGCTCTTCTGGCACAGCGGTTTGGTGTAGATATAAAAACCAAGGAATGGAAGATGGAGGACTACCGTACAGATGCGGAAATGGCCCGACTGCTCGAAAATATCAAAAAGGTAAGAGCGGCATATTTTGTAAAGTCCAGTACCCCACCAACTCCGGTAAAGATCACATACGATAACATCTATCAGGCCAATGATATTGAGCAGATACTAAAGGATCTGGGAGATATGTATGACAGTATGATATCAGGGCAGAGGCGGTTAGGCTTTCATCTGGGGCGGAAGATGCTGGGAAACAGGAGGTAAGACATGGCATTAAAAACAGATTTCAAGGATGATATTTTTGAGGGTAACAGGAAATATAAGCTATCTCAGGACGGCGAGGGAAATACTGAGATTCAGGACGTGACGGTCTATAGTCAGGAAGGCAATCTGTTCACAGCTGAGCATATCAATGCCACCAACAAGGCAGTAAACGGTCTGTCAGAGGATATGGCATCCCTAAAAAAATCTGTCAGTGATGGAAAAACATTGGTTGCCGCAGCCATCACTGCAAAAAAAGTAGCTACCGCGGCAACGGCCAGTTTTGCGGAAATGGCTGAAAATATCAAAAAGATTGTGCTGGGGAGCGGAACCGCGAGAGCAGCGGACGTATTGGCCGGAAAGACATTTACAAATAATGACGGTGTTGAATACACGGGCACGATGCCGGAACGCGGGACATGGAATGGAAGCCTGGGAACGTCCGGTTCCATAACAATTCCTGCCGGACATCACAGCGGGCAGGGAAAGGTTTCTGCTGCAACACAGACAGCACTGACATTGAATCCCGGAACCACACAGAAAACAGCGTATGTCTATCAAAAATACATGCTGGGCAACATCACAGTTCCGGCCATCAATATTCCAGCAGCCTACATAAAAAAGGGTCAGCGGATTACCTTCCCGGATGGAAGTTCGGTAGTTGGAACCTTTGAGGGCTGGGTACCGGTTGCGACGGATCTGTATTATAACGGGCAGAATGTGGCTGGGTTTGAACCGAATAATATTAATACCTCAGATTATGCGTCATTTGATAATAACCAAATTTCAATAACAGGAGTAACAATTCTTAAATTTAAATCTACGATAACATATGATGTTCGTTCTTACTCAAAATTCATTATTGAGGGAAATATAATTCCATATGCAAGCTCGTCCACGGTAACTATTACACCTAATAATGGGCAACAAAAAGTATCTGCTAGTTTCAGCGGGGCACAGAGTCAAATTGTCGTAGATATAACAGCATTAACATCATTGAATTCTACCTGGTATTTGGAGTTCGCAGAGGGTACCAGCTCTGGCAAAATCAACAAAGGAAGTTACATTCGCCGCATCCGTTTAGCGTAACCACATTATTAATATATTACGGTGCCGCCCCGTTACGCGGCAGAAAGGACAAACCATGAGTATCAAACACAAATCTATTACCCCACACGTAAACGCAGGCCCCGCAGTTGGAAAAGACAGCGAGCCGCTGAAAAACAAGGTGTTAAGCGCCGGCGAGGGGCATGAGTACACTAAACCTGCCACCCCTGGAAAGCCCCATATTGTTCAGTCCGGACATAAGGAAGGCGGTCCGGGACACAGGAATTGCAAACATGATTGATAGTAAGGGCTAGCGCCGGTTTTTGTGCCGGCGCAAATTTATTTCATCTAGGAAAAATAATTTCCTGGTATTTTTATACCCTTTTTATTGCGACATCGCAACGGAGGCAAACATGATAACAGCAGTATTTACAGATAACAGCGACTATGCCCGCGCTACTGGCCTCTGGCAGTGGAATTACGGGCAGAAATTAAGAATAGAGGGCTTACGGCTGCCGACAGCGGTAGAAATCCACTTTGCCCTGACAGAATTTGCAGGTGACGCGATTACCAGAGTAGGTACCACCAAGGACGGCGTGACAGAGGTAGTCATCCCGGATAGCTTGCTGGAACATCAGGCAGCAGGCGCGACCTATGAAATCTATGCATGGATCTATCTGGCGGATAAGACATCCGGTGAGACCATCAAACGGATTTCCATGCAGGTAAAGTGTAGACCGAAGCCAGAAGCCTTTGACGCGCCGGAAGATGCGGAACTGTTCCGAGATGCCATTGTACAGGTCAACGCATCCGCAGACCGGGCAGAAGCAGCCAGAGAGGGAGCAGAAGCAGCCCAGAAAGCAGCGGAAGCAGCAGCCGGCAAAATTGAGGGCGAGATTTCCGGAGCCGGGCAGATTGCCGAGCAGGTAAGGCAGGATGCGGAAGCAGTCGCGAAAGACAAGCAGGCAGTTTCTCAGCTGGCAACTGAGACCGCCAAGAATGCCCAGAATGCAGCCAAAAGCGCACAGGCAGCAGAACGTTCCGGTACCGCAGCAAAAGAGGCACAGACCGCCGCTGAGAGTGCTAAGGCGGGAGCAGAGTCAGCCATGAAAGAGGTGGAGCGAGACCGAGTTGAGGTTTCAGAGACCCACAAGGCTGTCGAGCAGCTGCGGGGAGCGGTGGATACTGACCGGCAGGCAGTAGCAGCGGACCGGCGGGCGGTAGAAAATACCGCTTTGCAGTTTGGACAGTTTGCTCAGAGCGCGATTAATGCCGTTGGACAGGCTCAGGAGGCAGCTGTAGGGGCAGTCACCGCAGAGGGGCAGAGACAGGCCACAGCGGTGCAGCGGGCAGGCACACAGGCGGTCAGTGGTGTTGCCGAGGCTAAGACTACAGCGATTCAGGCAGTCACTACAGAGGGCGATACACAGACCAAGAGGGTGCAGGATGCTGCTGCTGGAATTGTGGCTGACCGGGAGCAGATTGTGGCGAATAAAGCCGGAATTGAAGCCCTGCATCAGGGCAAAGCCGATGCCATTATTGAGACCGCGCAGGGTGAGACCATGACCCTGACGGACAGCTCCGACAAGTTATTTGAGGGGCTGAGGGTGTTCGGAAAGAGTACGCAGGATGGGACGCCGAGTGTGGAAAATCCAGTGCCGATTGTGAATGCCGGTGAGAACGGAAGTATTACGGTGGAGGTGACGGGGAGGAACCTGCTAAAACCGAATTCATATAACACCTATTATGAATTTCCTTTAAAAGCCAATACAGTAATAACCTTGATGACGAACGGGAAGCCGTCGCAGGGTGGAAATATCAAATTTTCTGCAACTGACGGTTCGAACGTATGGTTCTCTATTGACGCAGGACAAACCAGAGTTTGTAGGTCTATCGGAAATAAAGACGTTAAAGGCTTTTATGATGTGCTCGTTGCGAGTAGCGGTCTGGAATATATGTTTGCTGTGGGCGATATAAAAACCTACACGCCCTACGTCGAACCTCAATCCATCACCCTCGCCACTCCAAATGGTCTCCCCGGTGTGCCAGTCAGCAAAGACGGCAACTACACTGACCAAAACGGTCAGCAGTGGGTTTGTGATGAGAGGGATTATGGGCGTGGGAAGTATGTGCAGAGGGTTTTAAAAACAAAGCCGAACAAGACGATTGTTTTTAGTAATAGGGATGAAAACGGCAGATGCGCCATGTTTGATAATTCACTATTTGGAACTAAATGGATGAATGGTGCTAAACAAGCTCTTTCTTCCATAGCACAATGGAGCGAATGGGGGAATGGGGTGGATGGTACTTTTGCTTTATCAGCTAATGGGCTTTATTACAAAGATCCTACGAAAACGCTTGAAGAAATGAATGCCATGTTTGCGAAAATAGGAACGGATTTTGAAGTTTGTGGAGTTCTTGCTACCCCCATCGAGCGTGACCTCACCCCGGAAGAACTCGCCGCCTACGAAGCCCTCCACACCAACTATCCGACCACCGTTATCACAAACGATGCCGAAGCGCATATGGAAGCGACCTATGTGGCCGATACTGGAAAATACATCCAGAACATGGAAGAGCGGTTGAGTGCCAAGCTAGTGAATATCCAGTCAGCCCTAATTAGTCAGAAAATTTCGGGGGGGGGGTATAAAGGTAACTGACGGTTCGAGGGTGCCGATTGTGTGGTTTGCTATGTGGGGCAAGACGGAGCAGAGGAAGACGAGTGGTGCGCAGTTGTTTGATGTAACAAATGTAGATATGAAGACAATATTAAATGTAGATGGAACAACAAATGCGAATGGTTCTATTCATACATCTGGGTTTATTAAGGTATCCCCAAACACAACATATTCTGTTAGTAAGACCCGACAGAATCGCGGCAAGTTTTATAATTTGGAGAAGAAACCACTGACTACCGACAAGTTTGATTTTGAACTTTCAAATAATGGTGACAAATTTACAACATTAGAAAGTGTGGAGTATGTAAGATTCTCAATTTATGAGACAGTGGATCTAAATACCTTGATGATGAACCAAGGCGATGCATTAAAACCCTATGAACTCTACTCCGGCGGCTTCCCTTCCCCCTCCCCTGACTGGGAGCAGCCCATCGAGATAACTGATCAGCCTGTGACCGTTACCGTCAAGGGTGGCACAGAGCAGCAGTCCATCACCCTGATACCGCCGAAGCCCATGACCAAGTGGGACAAGCTGGAAAAGGTGGATGAAGTGTGGTGCTGGGTGTATCAGAGCAAGGTCTTGTCAGGAGCGGAGATAAAGGAAAACTTCATGGGGATACATAGTTCAGGTTCTGTGATGATAAACATTTCAACACTTGGGGTTATGGATAAACAAAACGATGCCGTAAGCGATAAATTTATTTATTCAACTCAAAGTGTGTCCACGCTTAAAAACGGAGAATTTCGAATCGTATACGGAAACGCTTATCTCAAAATAGATGGAGTTACAACGACTGAGGAAGGAAGGCAGTGGCTTGAATCCAACGATATCACAATCATAGCGCAGGCTTCGACCCCCGAATCCATCCCCCTCTCCCCATCTGAGCAAGCACAGCTCAACGCCCTCACGATGTACGCAGGCACCACCGAAGTCACCAACACAGGCGGATGCAACATGGAACTGACCTACACCGTAGATACAAAATCCTATGTAGACAGTAAAATCGCGGCTATCAGTGCCGCAGTATTGGAGGTTTAAATGTACGAGATTGTAAGAAATGTAATCACATCAAAGAGATACGCCCTCGATGATATGTTAAAGAAAATTGATACCCTCTGGGTGCGGAATGACATCACCGAGGAGCAGAGAAAGGAGCTGGTTGCACTGGCGCAGGCAAACGCAGATCCAGAGCAGTCCAACGCACCGTTGCAGACCCAGATTAATGAGCTGGCAAAGCAGCAGAGTGCACTGAACGCGACCGTTACCTCTCTGAACGCGACCGTCCAGAAGATTAAGGAAACGGTTGAGAGCGGCGGCACAGTCGTTCCGGAACCAGAACCGGAGCCTCAGGAAGAATATCCGGCGTGGGAGCCGTACAACGGTATCCCACCAGTAAAATGGCAGACAGGTTCCAAGTGTACCCACAGCGGCAAGAAGTGGGAATCCATGGTGGATAATAACGTCTGGGAGCCGGGGGCGTTTGGAGTAGGGCCGGAGATTTGGAAAGAAGTAGTTTAATAAAAATTAGTCATAGATAGTCATAGATTTAGTCATAGGCACGCGGGAAACCGGGTGTTATTTTTATGCCGTCTTTCCGGTACCGCAGACGATAAAGAACGGGACATCACCGGACACGACCGGGACAACAAGTGAAGATGAAAGGAATGAAATCATGAAAAAAGAAGAATTAATCGCAAAAGGCCTGACTGAAGAGCAGGTAACGGCTGTAATCGACATCTACACAAACGAGATGAAAGGATTTATCCCCAAGTCCCGGTTTGATGAGGTGAACACGGCAAAGGCAGATCTGGAAAAGCAGGTGGCTGACCGGGACAAGCAGTTAAAGACCTTGAAGGCCGAAGCCAAGGACAATGAAGCTCTCCAGACAAAAATCACTGAGCTGGAAGACGCGAACAAGGCAACCAAGAAAGAGTATGAGGACAAAATCCGCGATATGCGTCTGACTGGCGCTATCAAGGACCAGTTAAAGGATTGCAAGTATCCAGAGTTGGTAGCGGATAAATTTGACCGCACCAAGCTGATTCTGGCAGATGATGGCACAGTGTCTGGACTGTCTGAGCAGTTAAAAACGGTAAAAGAGACCTACAAAGAACTGTTTACCACTCCGATTTCCGGAAAGACACCGGGCAATAATGGCAAGACCCCGCCGCAGGAGGGAGGTTCTTCCGGACGTAGAGAGGAGCTGGAAAAGCTGATTAAGGATCCTGCAACAAGGCTGGCTGACCGGATTGCAGCAAGAAATGAATTATTTCGCCTGGAACAGGCAGAAAGTGAGGAATAACGAATAATGGCAAATCAGAAAGGAACAGGCACGACCTGGAATTTACCCAACTATGCAGGAGATTTATTTACTGCTGATACTACGAACACCCCAATTCTTTCCGCTATTGGCGGTTTGACTGGCGGCGTGCAGACTGATAATTTTGAGTTCCCGACCGATTCTCAGTACTCTCTTCCGGAGGCAGCGCAGCCGGCAATCACTGAGACTGCATCCCTGACCGCACCGCAGGCCGAGGAAATCGTGAGAACCCAGAACACCAATGTAACCCAGATTTTCCACGAGAAGGTATCCATTTCCTATGTTAAGGAGTCCAACCGTGGAAGAATGAGCGGACTGAATACCGCTGGGCAGAAAAACAATGTGCAGTCTACCGAAAAGGATTGGCAGATTGCGAGAAAGCTGGAAAAGATTGCCCGCGATATCGAGTACACCATCATCAACGGCGTGTACGCAAAAGCAACCAGCGCAGATGTGGCAAGCAAGACCAGAGGCCTGCTGGCTCTTTGCGGAGGCGATGGCGGCACAAAAGTAGATGGTAAGAGTGCAGCTTTGACCAAAGCACTGATGCAGCAGCTCTTTAAGGCTATGTATGACGCAGGAGCAATCTTCTCCAATGTGGTTCTGTATGTGGGCAGCACTCAGAAGCAGATCATCACCGATATTTACTCCTACGCACCGACTGACAGAAATATCGGAGGAACCAATATCAAGCAGATTGAGACAGACTTCGGAAACATCGGTATTGCTCTTGACCGTTTTATGCCTCAGACCGCCGTTCTGGCTGCTGAGCTGTCTGTAATGGCTCCGGTGTTCCAGCCGGTACCGGGGAAAGGCAATTTCTTCTACGAAGAGCTTGCAAAAACCGGCGCATCTGAAGAGGGACAGATTTTTGGTCAGTTTGGCCTGGATCATGGTCCTGCATTTATGCACGGCGCAATCACTGGCCTGAAAGGATAAGGTGAGTTATGGCAGACTTTGATATGAACGGAATCCCGCCGAAAATCAGGGAACTTTTTGAGGAACGCACAGGCGCAGCCGTTAAGGATGCAGCTGGAGTTACACCTACAAAGGAAGAGTTTAATGCCCTGCTTAAATCCCTTCGGGATGCGGCGCTGATTAAAAAATAGGAGGGATGAGGCATGACAGCAGCTGAAATGAAAAGAGCTGTGGAAAGCAACCTGGGACTTTATCCGGGCGAAAAAGAATTGCTTGTGTCAGACGTCATTCTCTCTGTGTGCGATTATTGCAATCTCCATCCTGAGCGCATTCCGGATATCCTGGAGTCGGTTATCCGGAAAAAAGTAAAAGGTATTATCGATTACGAGGCAGCCAACGGTTCCGGGTATCATCCGGAAGTGGCCAGCCTAAAAGAGGGCGATGGTACGATTACCTGGGCGCAGACCGAAGGGAATACCAAGGCAAGCATTTATGAGCTTAATGCAAGCGATAAAGCGGCTCTTAAAAGACACAGGAGGTTGAGAGGTTATGCTTAATCCATATGAAGTGATGTACGATGCCAGAATGACTGTGCAGCGCTGGCGCGAGGTAGAAAAAGGCGGATACGTACGCAATGAGCTTTTTACGGTGGGGGAGAATATCCTCTGCCGCTACAGCTCTTCGGGGCAGGCTGCTGTCGGCACTCCAAACCCGTCCATCCAAAACAGTCACACGCTATTTTGTGGCCTGGAAGCAGATGTGCAGGAGGGCGATAGGATTACTGTGACGATGCACACCGGAAAAACTGTCGAGCTTACCCTGGGCGAGTGTCACCCTTATACCTACCAGTGGCAATGCGAGGTTAAGAGAGAGGGTAATGCATGAGTAGCAGTAATTACAGACGCAATAAAGCGGCCATTGACCAGTACCATAAAGAACTGATGGCTATGCTGGACGATGTCAGAGAAATCGATATTAAGATACTTAACCAGGCAGTCAATGAGGGCATGAGACACGCCAAGGATCAATCTCCAGTAATTACCGGATTTTTTCGTAAGAATTGGAGGTCTGCGCCGGCTGTAAAAACAAGGGATGGTGGTGTTAGTAAAAATCTGGTCAACAGTGCGGATTATGCATCTTATGTAAATTACGGACACCGCACAGTAGACGGCGCAGGCAACACCACCGGATATGTTCGCTCCGCAAACGGTGATCATCTTCTGGAGCGAACAGAGAATTATATCAATAAGCGCCTGATTGAACTGTTTAAGGCGGAAGTGGAGGCAATACAGAAAAAGCATGATTGAAAGATTATATGAGGCTATAGCAAGCGGTTTAAAAGCCGTAAGGCCCTGTAAAACATACCGCGAGGATGTTCCGCAGGGGTTTACGGCTCCATGCTTTTTGGTGCACGTCTATGAGCAGGAGCATTCCAGAGGAATTAATGGACGGTTAAAAAATGCGGTAAGCCTGGATATCCTTTACTTTCCAGAGAACCAGGGGAAGGCAGAAATCCAGGAAGAATGTTGGAATGTTGGCCAGGATTTAGCGAGAGAATTTGCAATTCCTGGCTTTAAATTAAAAAATAGGAACTCGAAAATTGAGGATAGGGTGCTGCATTTTTTGTGTGATGTGGACTATCGGGAATTTAAAAACGATACTACACCACAGATGCAGACCTTAATTCAGTCTGAAAAAATTAAGGAGGTATAACCATGGCAGGAACATGGGAAACCCAGAACAAGGTTTTGCCCGGAGCCTACATCAATATCAAAACCAGTGAGCCGCTGTCTATCACTCCGGGGGACAGAGGAACCGTTGTCATTTTGCAGGAAATGACAGTGGGTGAAGATGAGAATCTGTACACGGTTACTGTAACCGAGCAGGGATATCCAGAGGGGGCAGCTGCTTCTGATAAGAAGCTGGTCGTTGAGGCCCTGAAAAAGGCCAAAACAGTGCTGATTTATAAGCTTCCGGATTCCCACACGACAGATTCCATCAACAAAGCACTGGCAAAGCTAAAGACAGTCAAATTCGACGTGCTGTGCTATCCGTATGACACAACTCCAGGAACGGCTACGGCAAATAAAACCGCAATCGCATCCTGGATTAAAACCATGAGAGAGGATGAGGGAGTAAAGTGTCAGGCGGTACTCGCGAACCATGTCGGAGACTATGAGGGCGTTATTAATGTAGCGCAGGGTGTTGTGATGGCAGATGGCAGTAAGTTGGCAGCTGCTGAAGCTACTGCGTGGGTAGCCGGAGCAACTGCAGGAGCCAGCATGACCACATCAAACACCGGAATGAAATATACAGGCGCGATTGACGTGGATCCGCGCATGACCAAAACTGAAAAAGAAACTGCGGTAAAGGCAGGCAAGCTGATTTTTGACGTAGACAGCGCCCAGAATGTGACGGTTGTTTATGACATTAACTCCCTGACTACGTTTACTCCGGAGAAGTCCAAAGACCTGTCTAAAAACCGCGTAATTCGCACACTGGACAATATTGCGAATGATATTGCATCCATTTTTAAGAGTAACTACATGGGTAAAATCAACAACAATACAGACGGTAGGCTGCTATTTAAGTCTGCGCTGGTGGATTACTTTGCAGGCCTCCAGAATATGTCTGCGATTGATAATTTTAACCCGGATGATATCACGGTTGCTCCAGGCGACGATATTGATGCAATGTTGGTAGATATCTATGTTGAACCCGTGGACAGTGCAGAAAAGCTCTACATGACGGTCAATTTACAGTAGGAGGTAGACCATGGGAAAAGGTAATAATTATACAAAAATTGCTGATCTGGTAACAGGCAGCGAGGGAAGCGCCTATATTACTGTCGATGGCGAGAATCGGTATTTTTTCGAGCTCGCAAAGGTTGAAGCAAGCATCGAGTTTACTGTTATCGCCAAAAAGCTATTAGGGCATCGAATGAAGCAGCATAAGGTTGTAGGAGCTGAGGGCAAGGGAACTTTAGGTATTTACAACGTCAGTCCCGCTACCCTTGCGATTTACCAGAAGTACATCGATGAAGGAAAAACTCCATCTATCAGCATCCAGACCACAAATGAGGATTCCAGTTCGACGATTGGCCGCAGAGTTGTGGTAATGCGCAACTGCATCCTCTCAAAGGTTCCTGTTGTATATCTGGAAGATGGTAGCGAGGACTTAAATTCATCGGATACAGATTTTACTTTTGATGATGTAGACAACCTGGAATCCTATGTATTCCCGGAAAATATGAGGTAAAGGAGATTAGATTATGGGAAGTTTAAGTGCATTTTTAAACCCTGTCAAAACTGAAAACAAGGAAGTTATTATTTCTGACCGGTTCCAGGAGAACGGAGAGCCGGTTCCTTTTGTGATTCGCCCAATTACGCAGGCGGAAAATGAAGAACTGATGAAAAAGCACCGCAAGGTGGACAAACAGGGAGTAGAGATTTTTAATCGCATCCAGTACAATCAGGAGCTTACAGCTGCAGCAGTGGTAGAACCACCACTTAACAATGCAGAGCTCCAGAAATGCTATGGTGTTCTTGGCGCTTCCAAGCTTCTTTCTGTTATGTTATACGCTGGAGAGTATGCAACACTTCTGGAAGAGATTCAGAAGCTTTCCGGATTTGATATGGACATCAACGATGATATTGAAGAAGCAAAAAACGAATAAAGCAGGGTGACGTAGAATTTAATTATGCCCATTTCGCTCTGCAAAGACTTCACATTCGCCCATCTGAGCTGGACAGTATGAGCCAGCAGGAGCGGGCGTTTATTTTTGCCAGTATTGACCTTAGGGCAGAGGAGGAAAAGATACTGGCAAGTAAAATTTAGGAGGTGACAGAATGGCTACATTAAGTACCATGTTTAAGCTTATGGACGGCTACAGCTCCCAAATTCAAAAAATTATCCAGAAAACAGACCGTGCAACAGACCGGATGCTTTCGACCTCTAAGGCAGCTGATAAGGTAGAAAAATCTATAAAAAACTCTGGGAAAGCGGCACAGACAGCGGCTCCCACATTTGACAGAGCAAGCAAAAGCATGGATAGGTTCCAGAAAAGCGCAGAAAAGACAAACGGGACTCTTAAAACCCTTGTCCGCAGTGCGCTTGGCCTGGCGGCCCTAAAAAGTGCAATGGGCGCCATAGATACTTATACAAACTCTAATGCCAGGCTCAATATGATAACTTCGACACCGGAAGAAGGGGCGGCACTTCGGGGTGATATTTTTGCAGCGGCCAGGCGGTCTCGTGGAGGCTACAATGATATGGCTGGAGCTGTTGCAAAGCTTCGGATGCTTGCCGGGGATAGTTTTGGAAGCAATCAGGAAGCAATTGGATTTGCGGAACTTCTAACCAAGTCCCTTAAGGTTTCTGGGGCTGGGAAGGCAGAACAAAATTCTGCATTCTTACAGCTTACACAGGCTATGGCTGCCGGACGATTGCAGGGCGATGAATTCCGTTCTGTGATGGAAAATGCGCCCATGGTAGCGGATGCCATTGCTCAGTATATGGGAAAGAGCAAGGGAGAGCTGAAAGAACTATCCTCTCAGGGACTTATTACGGCAGACATAATCAAAAACGCTATGTTCCAGGCGGCTGGTGATATTGAGGGAAAATTCAATACAATGCCAATGACTTTTGGAGATGTTGGCACCATGATGCTCAATAGCTTCCTTGAAACATTTGGCGGCGGGTTTGAAAAAGTGAGCGGAATGCTAAATAGCTCTAGCTTCGGACAGATTTTAGACGGCTGGAATGCAGGACTTTCTTTTGTGTCTGGCGGTTTTAATACGCTAGTGGATGCTATTGTTGCAGGTGGGCCAATTGTTCAAACATTTTTCTCCGTAGCAATTATTATGGCAGGACTTTGGGCGTCAAAAATGTTTTTGGCAGCCGGAGCAACTATGCTCGCGCATTGGCCATTGCTTTTGATTGTCGGTCTAATCGGGATGGTTATCATGGCATTAAATTCTGCGGGGGTTTCTTTTAGTACAACGTTTAGTTTTGTTGGCGGATTGCTTGGAACGTTTTATGCACTGGGGTATAATATCGTAGCGAGTTTGTGGAATTTATTTGTTTCGTTCGCAGAGTTTTTGGCGAATGTTTTTACCAATCCTCTTGCATCAATTGTCAACTTATTTGTCAATATGAGCATCAGCGTTTTAAATGTTATAAAATCCATTGCAGAGGCAATTGATGCTGTTTTTGGAAGCAATTTAGCGGGTGCGGTGGGGCAATTTATTTCCAGAGGTCAAAATTTTGCAGATGGATTTAAGGATTCAAATTATGTTTCTTTGGATGCGTTTAGAATGGATTCTAAGAGCACCATTGGAGCAATTCAAGGCGGATTAAATGCAGGCAAAGCGCTTGGGGGCTTTGTGGATAACTGGAATTTTTCTGGTATATCTGGTATAAATCCGGATGCTGGCGGTACGGATTATTCTCAGTTTTTTACCACCGGAAATCCAGCGGTCGTAAAAGGCACTGGAAAGGGCGGAGCTGTAAAGGTAGAGGCTGGCAACGAAGATATTGAGTGGATGCGGAAACTGGCAGAACGTGACTACGTTGCACGTATCGCCCAGAATACCCTTGCACCAAATATCCGTGTAGAATTTTCTGGCCCCATCACAAAAGAGACCGATACTGACAGTGTAATGACGCATGTGGTCAACGAGTTAAAGGACATCATTGCCACAGCTCCGGAGGGGGTACCTGTATAATGAGCTATTCAATTTATTTTAAATTTAAGGGCAAAAAGTACAAGCTCCCGGTTAATCCAGAGGAACTAAAGCGAGAACGAAGTATGAATGCGGAGACTTATCGGGTGCTTGGCACCGGGCAGGTCTCCATACCTGTATACAGTGAGTTGGAAACCTTCAGTTTTGAGGCAGAGTTCCCCAGTCAGAGGTATCACTATATGGAATCCGGAGCGAGGGCAGATGCAGATTACTACGAAAAGATGTTCCGGAGAGCGCAAAAGGAACTCCAGCCGGTGCGTTTTATTGCCTCCAATGACATTACAGATGACATCAGTATGATGGTCATTGTGAAAAGCGTGGAGGCAGTAGAGAAAGCCGGTGAGGAAGGGGATAAGTATCTGACTATTAAGCTGCAGGAGTATAAAGCTCCGGGAAAGCGGTATGTAGCAGTGCCAACCACGGAGAGCACCGCTATCAAGCAGGAGGAAGCCCCAAAGGAGCCGGAAAGCAATCCGGCGGTAACAGATGACAAAACCCATACGGTACAGTCAGGGGATACGCTGTGGGGGCTGGCAAAGCGGTATTATGGCAATGGCAGCCTGTATCCCAAAATAGCCGCAGCGAATCCAGCCATTAAAAATCCAAATCTGATTTATGATGGTCAGATCTTGAAAATTCCAGCTTAAGGAGGTGAGGTCATGGAATTGCTGGTTGAGAGCCAGGGGAGCATCTACGATATCTCCGATATGTGTAAAGACATATCATGGACAGAATCCCTTAATGATGGGGCGAGCAGCTTAGAGGTGTCCTACCTCAAAAATGGCCTTACCTTACAAAACGGAGATGTCATCAGACTGACGGACAATAATCAGTTAGAGGGTATCTTTTTTGGTTCTATTTTTAAGGTATCCGGAGACGAGACAGGGACAATTACCGTTAAGGCTTACGACCAGCTCCGGTACACAAAAAACAAAGATATTGTTGTTTTGGAGGGCGGTACTCTTAAGAATCTTGTGTCAAATATGTGCACCGCTCTGTCCCTTACGCCTGGAACCATGGAAGATTCAGGGTTTGTTTTGCCGACCATTGCAGACTATGAAAAGACATGGATTGACCATATCGTGCAGGCAGTCTCAGACACCCTGATAGGCACACAGGAGTATTTTTGCCTGCGGGATGAATATGGAAAGGTGTGTCTCTGGAATATGCGCAACCTGCAACTACCTCTGGTACTGGGGGATGATAGTTTATGCACTGGATATAGTTGGGAAAAATCCATTGATGAGGAGTATTACAACAAAATCAAAGTTGTCTGGAAGGACGAGGCATCCGGAAAAATAGATGTGGGAATGTCCGTTGAACAGACTGCCGTGAACCGGTACGGGCTACTGCAATACCTGGAATCCTCTCCATCCGGGATTGATAACGCAGCCAAGGCGCAGGAACGGGCAAATAACCTTTTAAAACTCTATAATCACGAGCAGGAGACATTGAAATTGGAATGTCTGGGAGATCTCCGGGTGCGCGCAGGAAACAGCATCTATGGCAGTATTGCGGACATCGGATTAAACAGGCGGCTGATTGTAAAAAAGGTAACGCATGATTTTCTTCCGGTTCACAAAATGACAGTGGAGGTGATGGCAGATGGATAAGATTGTAATGACTCAATTTTTTGAGCTGATAAAGACTGTAGTTGATAACTACATGAAAAACAGGAAACCGTCCGCTGTTCTGATTGGGACCTATACCGGAACCGCCGTAATGGTTGGGCAGCTTCCAGTCCCAATGTCCATGATATCCGGCAATATGGTAAAAAATCTGGCTCCAGGCGATAAAGTAAGGCTTTTGCGCAATGACGGCGGGCATGAGTATTATATCCTGGAGATTGTTGGCAAGCCTTACCAGATTAAGGAGGTGCCCTGATGGCATTGACGATTGATTTGACGGTCAAGGAGCAGTCTTACACAGATAGGACGTATAAAATGTCAGATACGCAGATTGCGGGCTTTGTAGACGGTATGGAGGCTCTGAAACAGAGTATTTATAAAGCTCTATCGACAGAGCAATATGAATACCCAATCTATAGTTTTCAGTATGGGATTGCATGGAAACAACTGATAGGAGAGGATCGTTCTTATGTCCGGGCAGAGCTTCGCCGGATGGTGGAGGAGTTGCTTATGCGCGATGACAGAATCCAGTCAGTAGATGGCTTTGAGTTTTCTTTTTCCGGCGATTCCTGTCACTGCTCTTTTGATGTGTCCAGTATTTACGGAGATATCAGGGTGACAACGGAGGGCAAGATATGACAAAAATGACGTATGAAGAGCTGGTGCAGGCTCTTCTCGACAGAGTTAAAAATGATGTAGATAAGCGCGAGGGCAGTGTGATTTTTGATGCGATTGCTCCATGCGCTTATTTTCTTACCCAGATGGGATTTCAACTGGAGAATTTTCTTGACTTGGTTCTTCCAGATACCGCCGTTGGGGAATATCTGGACAGAGCAGTTGGAGGGTGGGGCATTATCCGCAAACCTGCAACAGCGGCAGTACGCAAGGTAGAGACGTCTGCATCTGTGCCGGTCGGGAGTTTATGGGGGATAAATGAGCTAGTGTATCGGATTGAACGAATGGACAGCACAAATGTCTACCACGCAATCTGTACAACGGCGGGGGATAAAGGAAACCAATATTCCGGCCAGCTGCAGCCTATTACAAATGGCATTGTAGGGATTACAGCAAACCTGACTGATATTATCACGCCAGGAACAGACACGGAGAGCGATGAAGCATTAAGGCAGCGGTTTTACGTTAAGGCACAGCTTCCGGTCACATCCGGAAATGCAAATCATTACATCCAGTGGGCTCTGGAGGTGCCAGGGACCGGGGCAGCCAAGGCAATGCCGCTTGATGGCGGTCCCGGAACCGTGACAGTTCTGGTTGTGGATGATAAAAAAGCGATATCCAGCGGGATTGTGCCAAAAGTGCAGTCCTATATCGATACAGTACGCCCTATTGGGGCCACGGTAACAGTGCAATCGCCACAGGCTCTTACAATCAATGTGACGGCCAATATTCTGTTAGATAAAAGCCGTGCAGCGTCAGAGATAAAGCAGGACTTTGAGGCAGCGCTGGATGAGTTTTTAAAGGACATGATTTTTGAAAATTACCGTGTAAGCTATGCAAAAATCGGAAATTTGTTGCTGGACATCCCTGGTGTGGAGGATTTTGACACGCTGCTGATTAACGGCAAAAACGGGAATGTAACAGTTGGATCCAAGCAAATCCCGGTTAAGGGGACTGTATCGTTATCGGAGGTGAGCATGGTTGGAACTGATTAAATTACTGCCAGATTATTACCAGGACAACGAAACAATGGCCACATTGCAGAGCGTGTTATCAGAGGAGACGGATAAGCTGGATGCAGAGCTTAAAATCACAGTCAATCAGTGTTTTCCTCAGCTGGCTACAACACTGCTTTCCAGATGGGAGACAATCCTTGGTATTAAGACAGACGGTTCCCTAAGTGATACTTCCCGCCAGGAGCAGATACTGGCAAAGTTATCTGGAACCGGAACTACAACAAAGCAGATGATCAAGGATGTAGCAGAAAAGTTTTCTGGTGCTGAGGTGGAGGTAATTGAGGATAATGCTAACAGCAGATTTTATATCCGCTTCGTGGGGCAGCTTGGTATCCCGGAAAATATGGCGGGATTAAAAGCGGCTATTGAGGATGTTAAGCCAGCTCATCTGGAAGCGATATATGAGTATATCTACAATACATGGCAGGATGTAACAGAGATGACATGGCAGAGAGCATCTGGGTATACCTGGCAATCTATCAGGGAGGTGAAAACATGAAATATACCGGAAGTTACAATCTGGCAAAACCAGATCCAACAGACCTTGTTGATATCAGTGTGATTAACAGTAACATGGACAAGATTGATAAAAATATGAAATCGGTTGAGACTGCGGCAGCCAAAGCGGATCGAGTAGTGGAAATTACCCTATATGCGTCTCGCTGGGTAGGTTCCTCGGCTCCTTATAGTCAGACAGTATCCGTCCCTGGGCTGAAATCAACGGATATTATTCGTGTGATGTCTGCAGTTACATCCAGCACACCATTATCATCCATTGATACCTGGGAAAAAATGGCGTACATGGTAAAATTTGGCATAGCGCAAAACGGGCAGGCTATTTTTTATTGCCCCAAAAAGAAACCAACGTCTGATTTTAAAATGAAACTTGTGGGGGTGAGTAGTACATGAGTGATATTTTGTTTCCTGTTTCTGGAGGTGGTGGTGGAAATCTGGATGAAATTACAGCTTCCGCCGAATACGTAAAAAGTCCTTACACGTTTATGAACAGCGAAGGAGACATCGAAGAGGGAACGATGGTCGATCGTGAAAACTGGGGAGCTGCAGTTGGGATGAACGACCGCGTTACTGTCCCGGAAGGGTATCATGATGGATCCGGGGAGGTTTACGGCCCTACAGTGACCCAACGAGGAGCATGGACATCCAGGCTGGGAATTAATGGAAAAGCGATGATTCCAGAGGGATACCACAACGGAAATGGTTATGTTGACCAGGACATATCAACACTTGGTGAGCAGAAAGTAGTACCCAAACTGTCAAGACATACTCTTTGGACAGCCAATCAATATATGACTGGCAATGTGATTATTGAGCCCATTCCAAACCAAAAAAATGCAGCTACAAAAGCACTGAGTAATGGTGTGAATTCTCAGGGGTTATATTTTTACATTCCAGAAGGGTATTACCTCCCAGATGGAACAGGTAACAGCTGGGTATACCAGACACTTGCTGAGGTGGCAAAAGCTCTTGGCATCACCGCCGACAAGGTAAAAAAAGGAGTAACACTGTGCGGGGTGGTGGGTACCTTTGAGGGATACGTGGCCAATGCAAACGACCTGTACTATCGCGGAATCTATAACAACCCCATGAATTTAGAAAATTCCAACATGGAGTTTCGATCGGACTGTATTGCCTTCCCAACACTTTATACTTATTATTTGCATTTCACAAATCCTGTAAATTTATCTGCTTACAGTAAGTTGATAGTTGAGGATGCGCGAAGCGGTGTGTTTACAACAAGTTATATAGATAGGCAGCGTTTATGTGTGGGTTCATCGGTCAAGCCAACTACAATTAAGTCGGTGCCCACATCCGTCAGCGGTAAATCACTGGTATTTGACATATCGTCGCTGCAAGGCAGCCAGTATATTCGGCTGGGATTATATGTAGCATCGAACGCGCAGATCATTCGTATCCGCTTAGAGTAACTACATTATTAATATACACCGGCGCCGCACCGTCACGCGGCAGAAAGGACAAACCATGAGTATCAAACACAAATCTATTACCCCACACGTTGACGCAGGCCCCGCAGTAGGAAAAGACAGCGAGCCGCTGAAAAACAAGGTATTAAGCACCGGAGAGGGTCATGAGTAC